CCTTTTTTCTCATTCACACCAAGTCCGGCGGTAATCCGAGAGGACTGGGCTAATTACCACCGATGGATGGCTGATTTGGACCGGGAGACCAACTCTTTCTCATGGCGCCGCGCCAAAGAATACTGGCTCAGCGTCGGTGAAACTAACAGGCCGATTATTTTTTACCCGCGCAAGCCCCGATGGCCGGAGCCGCCCCCGAAAGAGTAGCGGTTTTACCCCGACACCACGAGCCCCGACACGTTCGGGGCTTTTTTGTTTCCCAGAGCGCCCCCCCCGAACCGACCGCCAGGGGGGGGGAAGGAATCTTTTTTTATTCATAAGTCCTTGGCAGAGAGGGTCTTACTGCTCCTTTTTTATATGGGCAAATTTTTTATAGCTTCTGCAGCACAAAATACTTTACAAAAATTTAATAGTCAATATAATTTCTTGGGGAAAATGTTATGTCGAAACCCAAAAAGCGAGGCCGCCCGAAAAAGGTTAAAGATACACCTAAGCTGGAGAATTATTTACCGAAGGAATTATCTTTAAATGAAATGGCGGAGCTTATCCATGCCAGTATCCGCACGGTTTATTCTTTGGAATCACAGGGAGCGATTGAGCGAGAGAAGAATGGAAAGTTTTTGTTAGCGAAGACAATCCCGAAGTTGTTTGATTACTACCGGAAGCGCAGGTCAAAGTCCAGTGACTTGAACGAGGCTCGCGCTGAGCTGATAAAAAGAAAGCTGGCAGTGATTGACGGAGATTTAATTCCGAAGGAATTGCAGGATGACTGGCAGCGAGTCGTGGTGGGAACGATTGCCAATAATTTGGATGAAGCTCCGGCGAGGTACGCAAAACTTTTCCATGAATTAGCGCCTGAGATTGCGCAGGAGCGGCTCATGAAGGTTTTTGGGGATGAAGGTATCAAAGGCAAACTTTATGCGATTGTGGCGAAGATTAGAGACAATCCGAAGGTGTATTCGAGTGATGAGATAGAAGTTGATGAGGAGCTTGTCTGACCATGAGCGAAGAGTTGTTTCCAAAGCCGATTACCGGAAAGCATGTACCGATTTATACGGAGTGGTGGGGAGGAATACTGGACAAGCTGAAGCCTGCCGACAAGACACCGCCGCATGAATGGGCGAAGACCAATGTCCAGTTTAACGAGGAGGGGAACACAGAGTTTTTTACTACGGATGGCAGGGAATATATTATTGAGCCATTAGATTGCATTAGTGATTTTCGGATAGAGAACGTGGTGTTGGTTTTTGGTTCTCAGACGGGAAAGACGGTTATTTTAATGGTGGATGGCGCATGGGTGGTGTCAAACAAGAACAACCGCATCTTGTGGGCACTGCCAGACCATGGCACGGCTTCCAATTTTTCCAAAGACCGATGGATTCCTATGTTAGAGTCAAGCAGCACAAGTCGTTTAATTACAGGCAGATACGACAAAACGATAAGCAAGCAGAAGATAGGCGGTTCCACGGTGATGTTTGTGGGTGCTCATTCGGCGAGCAAGCTCTCTTCTTTTCCCTGTCATATCGTGATTGCGGATGAAACGGACAAGTTTCCAAAGGCGATTAAGAGCGAGACTGGAGCTGTCAACTTGGCTGAGCAAAGAACAAAGGACAAGCCAAACCCGAAGCATATTAAAACCTCTACTCCGACAACGGATGATGGGCCTATCTGGATAGAGTTTCTGAAGGGAGACCAAAGAAGGTATCACATCCCTTGTCCGCATTGCCAAAAAGGCATTCTGTTGGCATGGAGTCCAGAATTCTATACCCTTCCCAAAACAGGCAATGAAGCGTTTGTATACTGGGATAAGGGTGCAAAAACAGGCGGTGCATGGGATTACGAGAAGGTGATGGAGACAACGCATGTATTGTGTCCTCATTGCAAAAAGAAGATATTTGAGAAACACAAAAAAGAGATGATTGCCAAAGGGTGGTGGAAGTCTTCTAACCCGAACGCCTCCAAGAGCTTCCGTTCGTATCACTTGAGCTCGCTTTATTCTCCGAGTCCTTCTTGCAGTTGGCCTAAACTGGCGGTTAAATTCTTACAATCGGTAACATCATTGGAAGGGCCGCAAGGCTTCATAAACGGCGACCTTGCGGAACCCTTCCTGAATCAGACTTCATTTAATCGGACTGAGTATCTGGTGTCTTCGGGTTTAAAATGGGAGGGGCAATGGATAAAGGTTTTAACCGTTGACGTGCAGGCTAATGCGCCGTTTTTTTGGTATGTCGTTAGAGCTTGGGATGATAAAGGCAATAGCAGGTTAGTTGACTTTGGGAGCTGCCATACGTTTGAGGAGATTGCAGGGTTGCAAGAGAAACACGAGATACCGGATGTTTGCGTTGGCATTGACTGCGGCTATGATATGCAAAGGGTTTACGGAGAGTGCATTAAGCATGGAAAATTCTTAAGGCACAGGGGAAGCGTAAAACAAAGGCATTACGGATGGACTCCCATGCGCGGACACTCTGAAAGCCGCGTCTGGAAAGACAAGAAAACAGGGTTAAACCTTGCTTATGGGTATGACCTTGCAAAGCTTGACCACACGCTTTTTGAACTTTATGTACTGGGCTATAACGCTGATTACATGAAAGATATTCTGCATCGTTACCGAACCCAGCAGACCGAAGAAAAATGGGCTATTACGGAGATTGTGAACGACACATACTGGGCGCACATGAACGCCGAGGTTAAGAAGAAGCACTTTTCAAAGTCGTTTCCAATTTACCGATGGGAGCTTTTGACCGGAGGCAGACCGAACCACCTTTTTGACTGCGAAAACATGAGTACCGTTATGGCGAAGGCCCTTGGATGCGGCGCAAAGGTGTTTTTCGAGAAAGGCAAGGCAGACCATAAAAAACAAGAACTTGTACCCGCAAACTAGTGATATGGATAAACTGTTGAGTGTTAAGGAGTTAGCAAATGCGCTGGGCAGGTCGGAGACCTACGTACGGCACATGAAGATGATTGGTTTCAAGATGCCTGGTGGCAGGGCAACCGTGAACGAAGCCAGAGAATTCATGAGCAAACATAATAACCCATGCTCAGAATATAGAAAACGCAAACAAAAGAATAATAATGAATAACCATGACTATACCTAAAATTAAATAAATTGGTATAATATACTCATGGCTTTGAATAGCCTTGAGATAAAAGCGGTTATCGGCAGTCTTTATAGAGACTCAGTCGCCGCGGGGAAGCCGTTCTTGGAGGTTTTGCATGAGCGGCTTGACTCAATCAATTCAGATAATCAGGGCTATACAATTACAGCCTTTTCTTCCAATAATACCTCTTCTACTCTAAGCCGCTCCGCTCATAGCACTTCTGACTGGATAACAGCGCTCCAGCGTATTGAAGACGCTTATGAGGATGTTATTCTATGTTTGGGAGAAGACGCTGATATGCCGTTGGTTATCAGCAGGTTGCGCAGATATTTTCCGAGGGTGACAAGGGTTGGTTATCGATACGACAAGGAAAGACACAATGCTTAGAGGGTTAAAAAGGATATTCGGCGGTCAAACAGGTCAACAAAAAGAAGCGAGACCTGCGCTACATATAGCGGCGACCGCCGTCTATCCCAAACGTGACAGGGCGGAACCACCTGAGCCGCAAAACCTTTACTCAGCGGCAAGGCAATCTCAAGACCGTACTCGCATGTATATTCACGTGCAGGACGCCCGATTCGACGCAAACGATAATGATAGACAGGTTTTAGTGGGAAAAAGCAGATACTTCGCCGCTAACAACCCGTTTGTTTCCAAGATATTAGAGATTACTGACGCTTTTGTGAACGGGCCTGGCGGACTATCGGTAGAGCCATCCAATAGGCTTTCTCGGGTAAATGACAAAGCAAGGGCGCTTTGGGAAGAGTGGCAAGACCATTGTGACTTTTTAGGCCAACATAAATTCCATTACCTAACCAGCATGATGCTGCGGTTGTTACTGGTGGACGGTGAGTGTTTTGTGGTGTTGCGGGATGAGCCGGGTAAAAAACCACAGCACACTATCCAGCTTTACGAAACGCACCGTGTTAGAAACCCGAGGGGTGGTGGTGACACGAAAAACGTTATAAACGGGATTGAGTATGACCCACACGGCAGGCCAGTTGCTTATTATATCTCAGAAGGACTGGATGGCAGGGCTGCTCCGGTGCGAAAACCCGCAAAAGATGTAATACACGTGTTTGCTCCATCCAGACCGTGGCAGCTACGTGGCGTTCCCGCCGTTACTCCGGCTATCAATACATTGCACGACCTTGAGATGCTGGAAACCGCTGAGACAAGAGCAGCTAAGGCCAACGCAAGTGTTGTCGCTTTTATATCCACGCCCGAAGGCGAGGTGACGCCGGAAGATATACAAGAAGCGATGGCGCGTGGCGGTAAAATTGAAAGTTTTGAAGGTAACGGAGACGTTGTTTGCAAGCCAGTAGATGAGCAGACGCACCGCATGTTGGAGGAATCCATTGGGGGTGACGTTTACTTTGTGCGAGAAGGTGTAAAACGAGACCAGATTGCAGGTGAGCGACCCAGTGAAATTTTACAAAAGTTTTGGGAATATCAGATTGAGAAAATCTGTATTGCCATGAATATCAGCAAGTTGCTAGTGTTTCCACAGTCTATGCAAGGTACAGTGACACGAGCTGATATAGCGTCGACCGATGCGACCTTCAAAGCGTTATTCTCTATCATGTCTGACGTTGTCCTGCGTTGTTATCGTTGGGCCATGACAGGCTACTCAGGCGAGTTTGGGACAGTCCGAGAAGAAGATTATATACAAGCGACAATCTCGCCGCCAAGGTCAATTACGGCTGATTTCGGCAGGGAAAGCGCAGCTAAGATAAACGAGTATCGAGCTGGGTTTATCAGTTTGGATGACGTGGCAGGCCGAGACGGGCGCAGCGCAGAAGAGATTATGCGCAAACGAGCCCAGAATTATATGCTTGCCAAAAAGATATGCGACGAAGCGGGTATAGATGATTCCAGAATCATTTATAACCCGCTAGCAGAACAGAATTTTATAAATACAAATATCAGGGAAAGAGTAGATGAGAGCAAAGAATAGTTTTTTCAAGATTAAAAACGAGGCTGAGAAGGCTGAGGTTTTTATCTATGACAGGATAGGTGAGGGAAACTGGTTTGAAGCAGACGGCATTTCATCCAAAGAATTTAATGAAGCGATTGCAGCTATACCGGAAGATAAAGAGATATTGCTTCGGATAAATTCTCCGGGTGGTTCCGTCTGGGAAGGTTTTGCCATATACAACTATCTCAAACAACACAGAGCAAGGCTGACCTGTGTGGTGGATGGCGTTTGCGCCAGTATCGCCACAATCATTGCATGTGCAGCCCGCACCGTCACAATGAATGATGGAAGTGCATACTTCATTCATAAACCAACGGGCTACGCCAGAGGCAACGCAGAAGAGATTAAGAAAGCGGCTGAGGCATTGGATTTAATAGAGAATAACCTTGTCGGGGTGTACGCAGACAAGACAGGGCTATCAACCGATAAAATCAAAGAACTTTTAGAGGATAGCACGTGGATGGATGGCCCGGCTGCACTGGCACTGGGTTTCATTGACGATGTTAGCGAAGAAAAATCTACGCAAGCTTTTAACATTAAAGAGTTTGCGGCAATGTTAAAAGACAATAAATCTTTCAATTTTTGGCTTAGCCGGAACGGAGGGCCAGATGAAGGGACAATAAATATGAGTACAGTAAAGAAGAATCCTGAGCCAACTCCCAGCAATCCTATTGAAGGAGAAGATGTTGCGAAGGGACAAAATCAAATGACTCTTAATAAAGAAGAGTACGACGCTTTTCTGGCGGCCAAAAACGAACTGGATGCCATAAAGCGCAAGGAAGCCCAGAAGAAACAGGAAGAGATTACCAACATGGTAAACGAGCTTGTCCAATCTGGAAAGGTTAATAACAAGTATAAGTCGATGCTGATTACCAATGCAATGAATGATGAAACGCAATTGAAATTCGTGCGAGATATGGTGGTGCAGAATCGCAAGGCGGCTGAGGTCAATCCTCCACAGATAGAGCGTGTTGACGAAGTCTTGAGCGATGTTAGACAAATCGAAAAATATCGCAACAGACTGACGAGACAGAAAAACTTCTTTGAACGCGGCCAGTTTATCCGCAAACACAGTGCGGTTATTCGTGAAGCCATGATTCGAGATGATAACAGACGGCTTTACGGAGCTCAAAACTACGACACTGGCGGGCTTGACGTTTCAGCTGGCTTGAAGCGTGATTATATCACTGGTTTTTCGCTGGATGCTTATTCAAAGGTCATGGTTGACCTGCGGGAGATATTCACGATTGTGCCAAACCCGATGCCGCTAGAAGGAACCAATAAGGTTAGAGTGCCTTACTTCCCGTTGGCTAATCTTGAGGTTAGAGACTTCCTTTACAGAGGGAAAGGCACTGGGGATGATGAAGGTTACATTGTCGATGGCGGCTATAAACCTACTGACAGGGAAGTGGAAGTCAATATCCGCAAGTATCTGGGTATCAATTACACTTCTGAGCAGCTTGCCAGAACGCCTATCATTACACTTGAGAGGGTATACGCTGAGGCAGGGAAGAACCTTGGCTATAATATGTGGCGGACTCTCTGCGGGTATATTACTGTATCGAACTACACGCAGGTATACCCCGTGAACGCGCTTGGTATCAAACTGAATAAATGGAATCTGGATGCAGTGATCGACCTGAAAACGATGGTTGATAATCTCCAGTGGCCCGAAGGCAATCGCAAGTTGGTAATGAATACCGCTTATGCGAACGAGTTGCTCAAGAGCCGCATCCTGCAAACGGTTGGTTCAACGTCTACGGCTATTATTACTGATGGCGATATTGACCGTTTGACGAAGTTTAAACTGATTACGGCGGTCAACCTGCCGGATAACAGTGAAAACCTTGTCGGGTTTGCAACTCAGTCTGACTCGCTTCTGGTGGTCAACGCGCCTATCAAACCTGCTCAACTCACATGTTCTTATGAGACTTATACCGACCCCAACACTGGGCTTGTATTGGAAGCCCGTGGATGGGATGACAATAAGATGGATGAGCGCAACTGGACTCTTGAGGTGAACTTCGGCGCAGCCGTTGTGTTCCCTGAAGGACTGGTGCGTATCACGCAACCCGCTGGATAGCCATGACTTTTACCATAGGCATAAAACCAAACGGCATTATAATAGTGCTGTATAGCGACCTTGAAAAGTCGCCGTCCACCAATATAAAAACACAGTCCGAACAAATCGAACTGTTATACGAGCTTGAATCTCCAAACGACACCTATGATGAAGCTATGGTTATAGATGATGTTTCGGGGTGTGTCGAGCGCAGGAACCTGAATCCACAGGTTCCTAAAGGCTTGCAACTGGTTATCCAGCCGAAGAACGAGACAATTGACTACGGCTCAGCCGCTCCTGAATGGGAGCCTGCCATTGCAGCAGGTTGGCTGGACACCGGAGATTCTCTGGCTGGCGTTCTGGGTGGTTCTCCGGTTTACACGGTGTTTGAAAAAGGTACAGACAATGAGGTTGCGGATGTTTCAAAAGAAAGCCCTGCTACCTTCGATGTTGCCGTGAAAGGTATTACCTCCAAAAAGTATGACCTTCGGTTTCAGCTTGGCACGCTGATTATCACGA